GATATAAAAGGAAAAGTAGTTAAGCCATAGGGATAAATTATGAAAAGAATATATTACGCAGAAAGAGATACAACATTATTTGAAAAGTTCCCAGAACAAAATTCTGGCATCGATGAGATATTGGAACTAACAAAAATATCTTCTGCTTCACTAGCTAATGCTGATACATATAACAGTAGAATACTTATAGACTTTGGTACTGAAATAACTTCTATAGCACAGTCAATAACTGATGGAGATATTCCTGCATTACATAATGGTAATATTTTATCAGCATCTGTATTTTTAAATTTACATGCTTCTGATGCATCTGATCTTCTACAATCTTATTCAATCAAAGCTTATCCTGTATCTGAATCTTGGGATAACGGCGGCGGATATATGAGCGATTCGCCTGCTACAAAAGTAGGTTCATCATGGTATAATAGATCTGGCGATGCTGTTGCACAAACAGGTATTGCATGGAATACCGCCGATGCACATAGTAAAAATACATCAGCCGGTGCTACAAATAGTACTGGAGGAGGAACATGGATAACTGGTTCTGGATATGAAGCAAGTCAATCATTTCAGAATGAGTCTCCGGACATTAGAATGAACGTAACTGACATAGTGAAACAGTGGGTGGATAGTAATATCAGTAACAATGGTTTCATTGTTAAACGACCTCATTCAGATGAAATAGATGGTAGTATACGAGGTTCGATAAAATTCTTTGGTAGAGAGTCACATACAATATTTGTTCCAAAATTAGAAGTATGTTGGGATGATAGTTCAACAGAAACAACTGGTATTACTAGTAATACATATGTACCATATTTCAAAAATATAAAACCAGAATATAGAACATCAGAAATTGCAAGATTCTTTGTAGGAGTTCGTCCGGAGTTTCCTGCTAAATCATATGCAACGTCTTCTTTCTATATAACAGAAGACAAACTTCCGATTTCAAGTTCATATGAAATTATTGATTCTGTTACAAATGATGTTATCATAAAAGATGAAAAGGTGTTTGCTAATTCAACAACAAAGATATCTAATACATCAGATGATTGTAGTTTCTTTGATCTACGTATGGATTCATTTATGCCAGAAAGATATTACAAAATAAAATTAACATGCAGAAGAACAAATGATACACAGACATTTGATGACTTCTATTTTAAGGTAGTGAATTAATATGGAACAAGACAGAAATCCAGGCAGTGTAGGTGGCGGGACTCGAGGACAAAAGTCTGATAAGAAACCCGGTAATAATCGATTTGTAGTTGCATCTTCTAAAGAAGAAAAACTATCCGTAGATATTAATGATATGTTACTTAATATCATGAAAGATGAATTTCCGGATGATATACTTTACAGCCAAGATCTTATATATCCTGAAAGTTCTGATAGGCAAGCATTTAATAGTTTTCGTAATAAAAAATTTATTGATAAAAATGGGAATCCTAAAGCAAAATCAAATCTTCCTCTAACAGATCGTAATACAAAAAATGTTTTAGATGTATCAACAGATAGAGATGAATATGCTAAATATGATTTGAGAAAATCTTATCCAACAGTAGATGAAGATATATTAGATGATCTGATTGACGAAGAATGGGAATATTTTGAAGATCCAGAAGAAGAGCCGATTGAAGTTGCTGTACCTGTCAAAGAAAGTGGATTATTTTTAGTTAATTCGGATATTGATTTAGGAGATGTACATGACATGTATATCGATAGAGGTCCGCAAAATATAGATGAAGATTCAGAAAGTGATATTTCTCCTTTTTGTGTGTTTTATATAAATAATGGTATTGCATATCCAATACCTACATACAAGACATTGGAAGTTATGTTAGTTGAAAGAGGACTTACATATGAAAATATTTCAGAAGCAACCGCAGACCAAATACGAGAGTTTGATTTATTGTTAGATGGTGATACAGATGATGGTGTAGATTATGGAGGAGCAGATGTAGATGAAAATGATGATGGAGAAGTTACTCCATTAGAAGAATTTAGAGCACGGTCGATGCCAACACGTGATAGTGATTGGAACTATTCTATAAGATTTAGAAGTGGATATCTTCCAAAAGCTCCATTCCTAAGAGATCCAGGAGATTATATAAAGCCAGAGCCAATGCGCGCAATAGATGGTAGAAATCCTGTTGATGAAGATGGTGATCCATTACCTCCAGATTCATATGTTAAAGAAGATCCTAATGATAGATATTTTGATCAAGTATTTCAAAAACAAACATATCGAGAAAGATTACGAGAAAAATATGAAGGCAAAATGATTATTGCTGATTGGCCTCGTCCAGATTATGTTCCTAGAGAAGTTAGTATGGGAACAGAAACAGCAGTTGATGATGTTGTATTAAATTTACGAATGATGATAAATGGTCATTGGAAACGTGTAACATCTGGCGGTACTATGAAGTTGTATGCGTATATGAATGAATATGATATATCTGATTATACACCTGGTAGTGGTCGTTATGGAGCAACAGGTTATATAAATTTATTAGTTGAAGCTGGTGGAGTTACTGTTGTTCAGCCTAGTGGAGGTACGCCGACTACAAATGAACTTATTAGTGATACGCCTAGATCAGATCTTAACGCTGGTACAGAACCGTTATGGAATGCATTTCCTCATATTGTTGAAGCAGATGATGATGGAAGGGCTGGATTAGATATTGCAGAGTATCGAGAATATTTAGATAATTTTTCGAATGGTGGAGATCCGTTTGGTATTGAACATTTACAACCATATGAACCAGCAGGGTCGATAAAATATTATCCTGCTAGACAATACGAAGACCTAATTGCTCAAGCAATTGAACAAGAACAAATAGATGCAGTTAAAGAACAGATATTTGAAATATGGCCAGGAGTTGCATCGATGATTGAAAATGTCAATACACAATTTAAAGCACTTCCTGCAGATTATGGTAATTATGTACTTAGAGAATTAGGTCCTAACAGTCCTTTATATAGAGTTATGATTTCTAAAGATGGTAAATGGAAATATATCAAAAAGAAAACCTGGTTTGGTAAAGATAAAATTAAGACTAAAACATCTGATAGAAGATTGTTTAAAGTATGCAAGAAAAGAGTTGGTATTAAAACATCCTTAAATGAACGACAAGAAAAAGACTTAGTTAGAAAATATAAATGGATGAAGACGGTTAAACGTGATAAATTTATGGCATGGGCATCTGGAGGAGCACAAGCAGGTTTAGCTGCAGGAGTTCCTGTAGCAGCAGGAGCCGGAGTTGCAATAGCAGCGTCAATCAAAACAGCCGCGGCAGCATCGGCAGCTGCAGCATTTGAAGCATCATTAATAGCATCCGGTGCATCATTATTACCATCAATTACAGTAACAGCGGCCGGACCAGCTTTTGGAGCAACTTTAGGAGCGTTAGCATCGAATCCAATAACATTGGGAGCAGCTGTGTTAGTAGGAGGTTTATTATTAACAGATAAATTAATGGGTGAAGTTCCTGCAGATGAATATGACTTACCACCATGGAGATTTATAGATGATGGTTGGTATCTTAAAGCATGTATTTTAAATGAAATAGATGATACAGTTGAAGGATTTAAAGAAGCCGCTGATGCAGCAGATACTGCAATACCTTATATTGCAGATGTTATTGCTAATTTATATGATGAGATGGATAAAGTAGATGACGCACTTTTAAGAGCTGATTCGGTTGAAGAATTTTCTCAAGTATATGAATATATTTTATCTGTTAAAACAATGGTAGAAGAATTAAATAATACAGGTTTGTATGCATTAGGAGCTGAATTAAAGTCAGAGATTGATATTTATGTAAGGAAGAAGTTAAGAGGTCAATACAATGCAATTCAGTATTTAAGAAAAAGAGTATATTCATCCGGTAACCTCTTTAAGAAAAAACGTAAGTATGGTTTAGTATGGCCAAGAGGTCCTCAAGAAATTTTAAATCAGTATGTACCAGGATGTAAATTTGATAATTATATACCAAAAGTTTAAGATATGGCGTTAGATAGATTTTCAAATAAAGAAGAAATTCAGGAAACCAATGGTTCGGTTAGAGGAATCGTTTGGCATGAAGAAGATTTAGATATCTTACAACTAGATCTTAAAACAGTATTACCTGACGAACGACCTGTAGTAGAACTACATTTATATACTATAGGGTCTGAATCAGAATATATTACGGGTGGTTGTATTGATGACTTTGAAATCAAAGGTAGTAAGGTATTTATTAATTACGGTAAGGCTTGTCAATCATTAGGTATTGAAAGAGGACAATTTGAAGTTGTAGTTAATGTATACAAAGATTTATTAGGATCGAAAGATGAACCAGGCCTTTGGATAAAAGAAATATCTGATGATCGTCGTGAAGTATGGATACAAGCTTTTCCAGATGCTGACCTAGATGTAGAAACATATTTAGATTCATTCGGTTCCGGAGAATATGCTGAAAAGATTTATGAACGAGATGAAAACGGCGAAATATTAACAGATTCTGATGGTAATCAAATATTAGCTGGAGTTGTAGATCGTCCTATATCAGATGATATTGCATTAAATTTAGGCGAAAATCAATTACTTAAAATCATCAATCAAAAAGATTGGCAATCTGAAAACGACTTTGTAGCTCGATTATATAAACCGTTACCAGATACAATAGAAGTAAAACAAAAATTATGGACCATAGAACAATTATCAGATTCGTATATTGATAATATTACATTAACTGGTCCTGTATCTTCAGAAGATGATGGACGAACTTTATTAGGTCCAAATTTTAATATCGATGTTTCACGTGGTACTATAACAGAGACAGATTTTCAATCATGGAATTCTATATTAGATGCTAGTACATCTACATCTCAACAGATTGTTGATAGTATATTTTCAGGATCTTTAGGACAAAATGTTAATATTGATTATTCTGGATTTCATAATTTTGTACATTTTTCATCTGCCGCAGAACGTTTAGCTAATTTCAAATATAAATTAGGCTTGATAGAATATTATGATAGCCGAATTAAATTATTACAAGGAGCTACCGGTACTGATAGAAATTCGTTACAAGGAAATATTTCTACCAATAGAAAACGACGTAATGATGTAATTGGAAATTTTGACGGATTCGAACGTTGGTTATATAATGAACCAACATCTAGTTTATTTACTAACCATACTGAATATTCTAATAATAATAATAAAAGTGGAATATATGCTGCGGAAGGTGGATTTTTAGGAGCAGATTATTATAGATTATCATCATGGCCAAAATTCTTATCTGGTAGTAAGTTTTACTTACATCATACAACTTCAAGTATTGCAGAAACATATTATAACAATGCATTTTCATCCGCTTCATTTTATGATTCTCAAAACAATAATGCATTAGCAAGATCTATTCCGGAACATATTAGGTTAGATTCAAACAACAGTGAATATGAACTATTTGTTAATATGATTGCACATCACTTCGATATATTATATTCTCATATTGAAAATTTAACTAAAGTTTATAAGCCTGAAGAACATCCTAAGTTAGGACAAAGTAAAGATACATTATATCAAATTGCTCAATCATTAGGATGGCAATTAGAAAACGGAAAACAAGCATCACAATTATGGCAGTATAAATTAGGCGTTGCATCTGGTTCTGGTCAATATGCAAATACCGGTTCGTTGTTTTCTAAGTCAGATGAAGAAATAACAACAGAAGTTTGGAGAAGAATAGTTAATAATTTACCTTATCTACTTAAAACAAAAGGTACTGCAAGATCAATTAAAGCGTTGATGAATACATATGGTATTCCTCAGACTTTATTAAGTATAAGAGAATATGGTGGTCCTAAGGTAGGTGAAGATGTTCCTACATTAATTGAAGATCGATTCTCATATGCATTACAGATTAATTCTGGAAGTTATATAAAGGCTCCTAGAGATTGGTATTCATCATCAATTGATAATTGGGGACTAGATGCCAATAAAAATAAATCATTATCTAAATCTCCGGACTTTATTACAAGTTCATATGACGAAAGACCACCGGATACAATAGAATTTAGATTTAGGCCATCTGTTAAAGATTCAATGAATATTTTATCTCATGAAGGTAGTTCGGTAGGAAATGTTCAATGGACATTAGGTGTGGAACATACTGGATCTTATTCTGGAAGTGATGAGTATGGAAGATTATATTTTCAATTTAGAACTAGAGGTGGTGGATCTACAATTGGAACAACTACATCCTTTACTGATTATGTTCCTTTATATGATGGAGAGTTTTGGAATACTAGATTATGGACCGAATATCCATTTATTACGGCAAGTCATGATACACCAACTGTGCCTACAATTTATTTCCAAACACAGAAAGCTTCGGATTATATTGCAGATAAAATAATACATCAAACCTCTGGATCATTATTTCCAGGATCTGGATCTAGCCCTACTAATGGTTTAAATACTGTACGAGCATGGGCACATCAAGCTGGCAATAGATGGTTAGCAATTGGTGGATCAACCGGAAGTGGATTATTAGAACATGAATATCCGGCAGGGTTTTCAGGATCAATTCAAGAATATCGTGAATGGATGGAAGTGTTAGATCAAAAAACATTTAATTTACATACAACTAATCCTACATCATATGTATCTAGTTTATCGCCTACATCATCATATGATACATTAGTAAGACATTTTCCATTAGGAACTGATTTGAATGCAATTGATCATTCTACTGGTGATGGACTTATCATATCATCTAGTCATCCAAATTCAACTATTACAGATTTTTCTCCACCATATCCAAATGGTATAAATCAATATGCAACGGCATCAAACTTTCCAACTCCTGATAATGCTCAGAGAGGTAATTACGTACCGGTTGAAGAAACATATTATATTCAAGGTGTATCTTTAGGAGGTAATGTACCAAGGTCACAGAAAATTAGATTAGAAGATAATGATTTAGTAAGAAGATTATCACCAAAAACATCTGCAGAAAGTTCTAGATTTGATAGAGCTCCAGTTGATACAAATAAGTTAGGACTATTTTATTCAGCAGCAGATCAAATCAATAAAGAAATATTTAATCATATTGGTGATGTAGCATTAGATGATTTTGTAGGAGATCCTGATCATGAAGTAATGTTTGAATATCCAGACTTAACTAGTTTTTCAAAAGAGTATTGGAAAAAGTATTCTGATAAAAATGATATAAACGCTTATTTAAGAGTGTTTAGTCAGTTTGATTATGCATTATTTAATCAGATAAAACAATTGTTACCGGAACGTGTTGATGAAGCAATGGGTATATTAGTTGAACCACATGCTTTAGAAAGAGCTAAAGTTAGATTGACCAAACGTCCAATAGTAACAAATCCACAATATCAAGTAACAATTAATCCTCCGGTTAAAGAAGTTTCTGCAGATACTTTACCATTATCTGCTAGTATAGATTCTCCAATAAGAGTGACGAATAGTGAAACAGTATATCATGTAGGTAGTGGCGGATATAGTGATTCTGGTAATTATTTAGCAAACGCAAGTGTATTGCCAGGCGGTGATCCATATAGTGGAACAGTATACAAACATGTTTATAAAATATTTCCATACCAAGTTGCTCCAAATGCAGCAGCAGCATTAAATTTACCAATGGAAATTACATCTTCGTTACCGGACTTAACAACATCACCAACAGGTAGTATAATATTACAACAAAGAATTAGTACAATATTTAAACTAGATACGTTACATTATTCTGGTAGCGCCGGACTTAATAAAGTTGTTAGAAATAGATTAACTGCAATTAGCAGATCTTTAGGAGGTGGCATCCCAAGTAAATTTAACTATTCTAGAAGTTTAGATGACACCGGTTATATGGATGATTTTATTCAACAAACAGAGAATCAAAAATATGAAGGTTGTAGATTAGTAGGACCTGGGATAAATCTTCCGACTAGTATTGCTGCAATTAATAATAGACCGGTGGTCGAAATATTTGAAACTAATCCAAATACACTAATATTTAATAATCAGCCATCGGATGCAAATCCAGGTAATTTAGAAGTTAGATAAACTTATGCATAAGCATATTTATTAAAAAGATAGGGAATAACAATGGGATACTTAAATAACTCAACAATAACAGTAGATGCTATTCTTACTAAAAAAGGTAGAGAACTTTTAGCTAGGGGTAGAGATGAATTTAAAATAACACAATTTGCATTAGCAGATGATGAAGTAGATTATGATTTATATAATCCAGAGCATCCGCTAGGAACTGCATTTTATGGAGCGGCGATTGAAAACATGCCGGTTGTAGAAGCATTGGCAGATGAAACACAGATGTTAAAATATAAATTGGTAACATTACCAAAAGGAACTGCACGTATTCCAGTAGTTAGAGTTGCACAATCTACAATAGAATTGAATGCAAATGAAAGTACAATAATTACTCCTTCAACAGTTAATTTTGGTGGAGGTAATAGAAGATTTGGATATACTGCAATATTATCAGATTCTGATTGTGCTGACATTGTTGCAACAAGAGGAGCAAGAAATTCAGCTGCATCAGTTCCGCAGTTTATAGGAGATTCTGAAGCAGCACAATCTATTACAGTTTCAGGAACACAATTTGAAATAACTGCAAAAGAATTATTAAATGCTGATAAACAAATTACAATATTATTTATTGGTAATGAAACTGGTGGTAGAGCATCTGTTACATTGACAGTTAAGAAAGTTGAAATTGCAACTGCAGCAAATGCGCAACTCCAATCATAAGGATAATAAAGGGAAATAAAAATGGCAATATACAATAGAGCAATTAGTAGAAGAGGGCCGGTAGCATTTAGAAGAAGACGTCCGGTTTCTGCAACATCTCAAGTTGAGAGTTTAGCTAGATCATTAGCTAATCAGATCATTAGAGAACGAGAACAAGCAAAAGCACGTCAAAGATTAGGACGTATATTTACAACATTCGACCCAACAGACGATGTATTGCCTAACAATATTGAAACTGTAACAAGAGGATTGTTTTTTGGAAACACTGGTAGTTTAACAACAATGTTTACTTCTTCAAATTTAACTGCTACTCAAAAAACATATTTCCAAGAAATATTTTCAACTGGTGATCCTGCATCTAATACAAATGCCAATTCAGAACTTTCTATGGCATATGGACATTTTAATGGATCTGGTTCGAAAGATTTGACAGGTAACCTTAATAATGATACACCATCTAGAGCAATTTATAAACAATATGCACAATTATTGTTAGCTCCTAATGATAAAAAATTCACAATCAACGGTACAGATACTAATGAAATATATGTATTAAACTTTAACAGAGCTAGAATAAGAGAAAAATTAGATCCAGGTAACTTCGAATTAACATTAGCACAATTATCAGGTTCAGCTGGAGGTGGTATTAATGCTGCTTTAGTTCCAAATGCCGCTCATACAGGTTCAAATGTAAAAGTATCTGGAACAGGACAATTTATTCAAATTATTGATGATTCATCTTTAGCTAGTGGTGGAAGTATAGCAGAAGGAGGATTAGTATATAATCTAATTTCTGGATCAATTGATGAAGGAACGTCTATACATAATTCATCATCGCCAGTATATTATGGATTATTATATCCACAACATGGTGTTGCAATATTAAATGGTGAACAACTAAATAAAGATATATCTAATGGAGGTGTTAATTTTAATAGTGTTACAGGTTCCGGAGTTCAAGGAGATAATGCAGTAAAATTATTTACATCATTAAATGCTTCAGATGCATTAACACCGGCAGGTATGAATGGAGGTATTCAAGCAAGATCTTCAGAACAAGTAAAATCAACATATTATTTTGTTAGAGTTAAGAATGCAGAATATAATTATTCAAACAATCCGTCATTTGTAACAGGTTCGTTAGGAGAATTATATTTTAATACATTTACAAATGATCCACAAGTATATATAACAACTGTAGGTCTTTATAATCAAAGAAGAGAATTGTTAGCAACTGCTAAATTATCTCAACCATTATTGAAAAATTATACAAGAGAAGCTCTTATAAAGGTTAAATTAGACTTCTAAACTAGTAAGATGATATGCCTATTATACCGTCAGTATTTCAGCCTATTCGGGCAAATGATTATCAGCAAAGGCCGATAAAGGCTTACAAGCATTACAAGGTATCGTCTACTAATTTTTCATCTACTTCAGGTTATTTTCGACATAATGCAATATATCGTAAACATGTTCCTCATATAGATGGAACTACTGGACAAGGAGTGGGAGAACGAGTATTTGCGATCAATGCAGATGATAATACAAATCAACACGTTATATGGAATGGCATTGATCATAAATATTATCGACAATACAATCCTGCAGCATCAGCAGACTTTTTAGATATAAATGATCAACATAGATTTTTATGGTATTCAGCATCTGTATTTACAGCTCCATATGGCCAGGTTGGCGAAAAAATAAAGCCAGGTTCATTTACTGTAACATCTTCTATAGGAGATACTCATGTTCATTTGTCAGACGACGGCAATGGAAATTTAGTTGATTATTCAGTTAATACATCAAAGTTTGCGTCAAGTAGTAGAAACTTTTTTTACATGTCATTTAATGACTTATATCGTAAGTTTAATCAAGGCGATAATTTAGAATCAGTAGGTAATGGTGTAACTTACTTACTAAGCAAAGTTAAAAAGTCTGCAATAGTAAATAACACTATAACAATTGCAGATGGTATTGAAGTTTCTAGTAGTGCTGTTTCAGCAACTACCTCTGGCTTAGCTGCCCATTTTGAGTCTACTAAAGGTGCTCAAATCAGAATACCACATAATGACAAATTTGATAGATTTGGTCGTTGTGATAATTGGACAATATCATTATGGCATAAGCAATTGGATGAACGAAATCAAACAATATTATCCAAATGGGGCGTAAAAGAAGAGGCATATCTAGATAGTATTGATGGCAAACGTAAAGTACGTATTGTAAATAATAATCCAACAGAAGATATTTTGACTGCATTAACTACTGCAGCTCAATTTGAAAATAATGCAATACGTACTCCATTTCATATTGTAGCAGGAGAACAAGATGGTACATCTGGCGAATATCATTTCATAGCATGTGATGGTAAAAAGGCAACACGTATAACAACAGGAAATGTTTCTATGACACCTACTCATTGGCAACATGTATGTGTTCGAAATTCTGCATCCAAATTAGAAATTTTTGTAAATGGAGTAACTGGATCTGGAGGAACAACCGGAACATTACCGGACTTTACTTCTAACACATCCGATGTTGTATTAGGTAATTCTAATAGTGAAAGACAAGATGGCGTAGAACAAATGATTGCAGAAGTAAGAATGTACGATTATGCTGTTAATGATACTGGTATTGCATCTTTAGGAAACAATCATTATATATCAGCTTCATGTTATCAAACCAATGTCGCAGGTAATGTGTTTTATAAAAACGGACAAGTAGTTGCATCTTCTCCATTACCTAAATATAATTCAGGATCAGGTATTTTTGGTGACACATGGAATGTTAAATATCGTGGTACTCATACTATATATGAAAATGAATGTTTAGTACGTGTACCAAAAGATCAATTTAATGTTACAATGAATCCTACTTCAACATATAGACCTGTAACGGACGGTGATATTTGTGATGCAAATCAAACAACATTACCACCAGGCGAGTTACGTAAAGGATTATTTGTTTCCGGTACATTAAAACCTTATATTACGACAATAGGCTTATATAATGACAAAGCCGAGATGTTAGCATCTGCTAAATTAGCACAACCTATACAAAAAAGTCCGGATATTGATATGAATTTCGTGGTTCGTTGGGACTACTAATATTTATATAAAAGAGGAATAAGTTATGGCATGGAGATCGAAATCCAAAGTTCGTAAGAACGCAATTAAACATGGTTATAGAAGCGGCTTTGAACATAAAGTTGCAGATCAATTAACAGAATCAAAAACTAAATTTGAATACGAAAAGACGATTATTGAATATGTCAAACCAGAAACACATCATACATATACAATAGACTTTACATTACCAAATGGTATATTAGTTGAAACAAAAGGTAGATGGGTATTAGAAGATCGTAAGAAACATTTACTAATTAAGAAACAACATCCAGAACTAGATATAAGAATGGTATTTCAATCAGCAAATACAAAAATTAGAAAAGGTAGTAAAACAACTTATGGAATGTATTGTGATAAACATGACATTTTATGGGCAGAAAAGACTATACCGGAAAGTTGGTTACGTGAGTAAAAAAGCCGTCAAAAAACTTGAGCTTACGAGATCTTTTTAATATATTCATATTAATAAAATTTTTATTAAAGTTTATCTTTAAGAAAACATTATTATTGAAAGTATTGAAATGATAATGAAGTATATAATTAATTAATTCGCAAATGAGCAAATTCTCTGTCATAAGTCTTCTTGAATCTGTAATGGGTAGAGGGAAGATTAATTCTAATGATAATATTGCATTTCATTGTCCATTTTGTCATCATAACAAAAAGAAGATGGAAGTTAATATTGTTACTCAATATTGGCATTGTTGGGTATGTAATGCAGCCGGCAGAAAATTAACGGTCTTATTTCGTAAATTAAATGTTCAACGAGAAAAAATAGCTAAATTAGTTGATCTGTTAGATGATGTAGAATGGAA